GATGTTACCAGCACGGGCTGGCCGTCAACCGAGATGTTGTGATCTACGTAAGGCTGAAAAACATTGAGGGCCATAGAACGGGTACGATGCTCGCGGGTAGGAACGCCCGAAGCGTAGCGGGAGCAATGAATCTCGCCGGGGGCGAAGATGCGCCCGCAGTGGCAAAAGTAATTCGGCGTGTAGTGGAATCCCATCATTGCGGCACCTGTGATTGCAGTTGACCCATGATTTCTTGCAACTGGGGCATCTCTCCGGGGGCGGCTTCCCCGGCCACCCCTCCGCCTTTGGCGGCCTGCTGTTGGGCGGCGGCGGCGGCGAGCGAAGCGACCAATTGCGGGATGGCTTGTTCCAGCGCCATCAAGTCCTTGGCCGATTTGATCCCGTTCAAATGCGCGGTGCGCCGCAGGATAGTAGGCGACAGGGCCATCAGTTGCAGCAGCATGGGATTTGACATGACTTGCGCCAGAAAATTATTCCAGGCCTGCTGCTGCTGCTGCTCAGTCGAAGGCGAGAGCGATTCAATATCCACGGAAACATCGTAATCCATGTCGCCCAAATCTTCAGTAGTGATTTCTTTCCATACCGCCTCAACTTCGCGGGCCAGCAGCGGGGCCTGCGGCGAAAGCGGATCAACCACGGTTTTCACCCAGAACGGGAGCGCCATATACTCTTGCACGGTCATCAAAATCAGCCGGCCAATCTCCGACAGCCAAGCGCCGACTTCGACGCGCTCAAAAGATTCCCGGATGCGGGCGCGGGTATCGAGAATATTCGATTGCGTAGCGGTTTCCGATTCCGCGATGCCGCGCATCTCGGCGGTCACTCCGGTAATCTCGTTGAAGTCTACTTTGACTTCGGCGGCGGAAATGCGCACGGCGGAATCAAGCGGGGCGTCCTCAATCGGTTTGATGCAATCAAGCATGGCCGCTTCCACAATCGTGCCATCGTCTCCATTGGCTAGCTTGGAAGCTTCCTCAACCGTCAGTGAAGGTGTGCGCACGAAGCGGCGCTTGAAGCGTTGGCGGTGGATGCGCTCCGATTCGCGAATGTCGTTTTCTTCCATTTGCGGCCAAGTCCAATTATGGGTTAGCGGGAACGGGTAGTACTCGTCCAGAATGTGGAGGAACTTCAAATCCGCGAAGGGAAGAAACTTGAACGGCTTTTCAAGCAGGAAGCCTTTCGCGCCTTCGGCAAATACCAGGCGCGTCTTGGCCCGCATATCCCAAACTTTCCAGACTTTCACCATGCCTTTGTCGTGCTGCGCTTCGTCGGCCTTTTCGCTTCCGCCGAGCATCCCATCTTCAAGTGATTGCAACTCCGGCGAGAGCGACGCCGAGCCTTTGAGCGAAGAAGTATTGGAATATGCTTTGTTGGCCCGCAAATCCGCCGGGTAATGCCATTCGTAGTACCCGCACCAATCGTTTTCCGCCAGCAGGTTTTTGGGATTCATGGACACGCGGAAAGTTTTGGCCGGGATGCGTTTCAGGAACAGCCACTCGGAAGAAAGCGAGACTTCGGGCTGCTTGGCGATCTCTTCCTTGTCTTCGTCAAGGATGGGTTTGCCGGCCTGCGGGTTGTCAATGAAGTCGGCGGTGTAGCCGACTTCGATAATTCCGTAGGTGAACAGAGCCTCAAGCAGCGATAACGACGTTTTTTCTCTGAAGTGCAGCGTAGCGTCGCCGACAAAGGTATTCAGCAGATCGGCGCGAAGCTGGGCGCGGCCTTCGGCGTTGGAAGCGATATCTTTCTGGCGTGTTGGGCGGGCGGAAACCGAGTAGTGCGGGTGATAAAACAGCAGGGACGGGCGCTTGGTTTCGATAGCTCCGAAAAACAGGTTGATGACGTATTTCGATTGCTCGTCATTTAAGTCGTCAACCAGTTGCTCCCACTGGAATCCGTGATAGAACGGCTCGATGCGGTCAATGCGGTATTTGGCGGCCCATTTCTTCCAGGATTTATCGGCGGCGACAACTTTCTGTTGCCATTGTTCGAGGCGGTCTTTCTGCGGCTTCTTAGCCATGGGCGCCTGTTAAGACTCCTGACTTTTCTTCAGCCAGTAAGATACTTTCCATGCTGGAAGTATGGCCGCAACGCTTGCACCAAGCAGCACAATGAGTGTCCAACAAAACCATAGGAAGCGAATGCGTCAGACCCTCTTGGAGACAAACCGGGCAGATCATAAGCCTCCAAACACCACTTGCGTAACCGTAAGGAACCGGGATTTCCTTATGCCATTCCACTCCGTCTCCTTGCTGCTTCGGCTCTCAGCCTTCTAAACCCTCCTGTTCGTTTGAAGGTTAACATATTCTGCCGAACTTGTTCAAATGATCCGGGGGCGTATTGTTTTACCGGGCCAACGGCGACGGGAGGGCGGGAAGCAATCATGTAGCGTACCGGGTCATAGGCGTGATCTGGAATGGACTCATCACGATCGTCGGAAAATATCGGTTTGCCCAACTCCGTTCCCACTCGCTCATGCCGTTGTGATTTGAGTTGCTGGATCGCGTGGTAACAACCCTGGGGCCACTCATCCGATTTCTTGACGAAGTAGAGCCGGGGGGCCCCTTTCACCCCGGTGAGAGGGTGTTTATGCTCTGAATCAACGCGCAAATACTCGTTAATGCGGTTGCGCGTGCCAAGCTCGTTGTTGTCAGCAGGCGTCCAGAAGATCGCGGTAGTACGCGGAAGGTTGCTGATATCGGAATATTCATCCGCGACACTCCAGCGCCCGCCGTACTTCTGCTGAGTGAGAAAGAAAATTGATGGGTCGGCCAAGTTGAATGTTACCCGCTCATCTTTCGACAATTCGGTGATCGCTTCACGGTGATAGCTGATCAGCTTGTTCGGTTGGTAGTACTCACGAAAGCAAATCACATTCCCGATCCCATCGGTGGCAAACCACAGACAGCACGTAGGGGAACTTTCGCCGTGATCCATAGAGCGGTGAATGGTCGAATTGCGGCCAATCCATTCAATCGTCTCTAAATCTCCTTCGAGAATTGACATGGGATCAATCTCATGAATCTGGCCCTCGGGAATTCCCCACTGGCCGCGCACAAACCGCCGCTGGAAGCTTTCATCGCGTTGCAGCATGTATTGGCGGTTCTGGGCGGGCAGAAACTTGTTCTCCAGTGAGTTCAGCGTAATCATCCGGTAGCCCATGTCATGGTACGAGAGCAGTCTTCCAGACGGTTTTCCAAGATTGTCCATCTCCGGGGTTTTGCGCTCCCAATGTTCCGGGGAATCGGGATGGAAGCGCCGGTAAATCCAGTGCATGTAGGTGTCGGGGTTGCAGGCGAGCAGGGCGTAAGTAGGAACCTGCGGCGACCCGGTAACCGGATTGCGCCATTCCCAATCCGGCGTTACCAGATGCTCCGGCACCCGTGCTTTGTCCCAGCGCCCGAGACGTGAAACCAGGTGATCGAATAGCTCTTCTTCAATCTCTTCGGCTTGGTCAATCAGAAACCAATTAATCTCCAATCCCCTGAGCACGCCCTCAATATCTTCATCGTCCAAATGGAGCCACAGAATCTCCGATCCATTAGCCAGCCTCAAGTAATTCTCAGAATCGGCCCGCCGGCCGCCACGATCCGAGGCATAGGCGCTCGGAGGGCAAATCTTATAGAAAGTTGATTGGGTGGTCCGCTCTAATTCTTTGGCGATCTTGCGGGCGATGATGCCGCGATTCCCAGGGAAGGTATCGCAGAGATACAGCGCCTTCAGACACAGAGCATGAGTCTTGGCGCTCCCATAACCCCCACTGGCGCACAATGGCGATGGGCCATGGTTGAAGCATACCCGATCCCAATGGACGTGCTCCCGGTCCGCCTCAGCGCACAGGCAAATCTCCTCCGGCAGCGATTGATCAACGCGGAAAGACAGGTTGGCCCATTGAATCGCTTCAGGGGCCTGTGGAGCTTCAGCGAAGTGGCTCTGGTTGCGGGGCCGGGGGTCGGAAGCCACAATCAGGCAGGCTTGGTTGCGGCCGGGAAGCGCTCCTGCTGGGCCAGCGGCGATACCTTCCGCTTCGTCTTCAAATCGTCCAAAACCTGCTCGGTCGTCTTCCCCTGCATCTTGGCCAGCCGCTCAACAGCCGTCATCGCCCCGTAATCGGCTTCCGTCTCAACCGTGCTGAGAATGCCCTCATCAGCCAAAACCGGATCATGAATGTGAATGAATCTGCGGTTCCCCGCCTGATTGCACCACGCCAGCCCGACCCGCTCCGCCGTGTCAAAATCGCGGGCTAATACCTGCCCCTCATGCACTACTTGCCCTTCCCGGTACCTCAACACAAATGGCTTCTGTTCCATACCGCTAACTGTAGATAAAGCAAAAAAAAAATGCAAGAGTGAAAAATTTGGCAATGACGTATGGCAATACAGCTATTGCCCTTTTCTTATTGCTCGGAGTGCCGCTTCAGCGGTTTCTAGGACGGCTCGGTATGGGGGGTGTGCCCCTAGGCGTTTTTGGTGGATATAGTAGGCCAGAGTGCCAAGTGTCCAGTCGTTCCCAGGGCCGTTAAAGTTGACTGCTTTCGGACTTAAGCTCCCGCAAATACGTAGTTCAATCTCCCTAGCTTGTAGTTCGCTTACAGGCTCCAAGTGATCGAGCTTTGTGGGCATGGATGGATTAGAATAATGTGAAAAATTTGGCAATGATGGATTGGTATACCCGCGCTCTACGGCTTGGAATTATCGAGGGACCCTGCGGAGGGGGTGCCGGGGGCCGGGGTAGTGGCGTCAAGCTTCGCTATTTGTTCGCCACGTTGCAAGCTGAACGATACCTGAGTGCCAGGGGGGAGGGCAAAGAGGGGCTGGGTTGCACGTGGAACGTTGGACTCCTGGTCGAGGACGCCGACACCTTGCAGCACTCGTGCACCGAGCGTGCCTGCTTTTACTCGTATAGCGCTAGCGCTATCGGTAGCGCAGGCTAGCCCAGCCTCGACAGCACGCGCCGCGGGCTCAGTCAGCTGCTGGCGTATCTCTGCCGCCGTCCGCGCCACGACCGCACGCACATGCTCAAGCTCGCGAGGCGCCAGCATCTCACGCTCAGCTTGCATCTTCCTCCGCGTCCTTCTCGCGTTCCTCCGCTTGATCCCCGCAATTTTCATTTCTTGCGGATCGCGCTTCGAACGCCGGGCTGCTTGCTGCTGGAGGATTTTAACGGTTTTCTCAGCGATAGGAGACATAGATGATATGCGGCCTGCCGGTGCCCACCCGCACACCCTTGCTTTTTATAGCGTGTGGCGATGTTTACTACTCTGATACTCCTGCCTAATGTGGCAGGTTGAGCGGGACGGGCACTAGAGCGTTGAACTGTGGCCCTGGTCCGGCGGCACGACGGTGGAATCTGTGGCGCTCGTAGCGTTTTCGCGTACTCGCTCACTTACGCTTTTACTCCTCTGGCGGATGGGTTGTCAAGCGTTTTTTGAAAAGCAAAGATGCACTATTTTAGTGCAAGTATATCTAGCTTGTTTTGAGGTGTTTGCGGGGCGAGAAACAAGCTATCTTCGCTTTTCTGACTTGACATCGTATTATCATCATATTATGATGTACGCATGAAACAGAACAAATGCCTGCGATGCGGACACACTTGGGACAGCCGCACAGCTAAGCCCATCGCGTGCCCGGCGTGCAAATCGTATCGCTGGAATACACCACGGAGGAAGACATGAAGAATCTGCTCGTAGAAATTGCCCTGCGCTTACCGCGTCCGTTACGAACCTGGATTCTCTACGGCCTGGTTGCGCCCGATCTCTGGCCTTACCGCAACACCCCGATTGGTCGCATGGCCGGGCACAAGTACTGAGCTAACCCCCGCGTTCCCCCCTCTTGCCAGAGGGCGGGATGGGAGGATTAGACAATGGCATACCAAACGACGCTCCGCAAGGAGTTGGAGATCGAGATTGATACGACGGGACGATACGCCCGCGTCAGCGACGGCACGTGCTCATACTATGTCGAGATTGAGGCTCTGGCTGATCCGCGCCTCGACGCCACTGAGCGCAAGCTCGGCGACGAGGGCGACGAGAATTATAACGCATGGTGCGGAGACTGGCCATGTATCCGCTCTCAACATCCTGAGTTTGCCCGGCTGGAGCGCGAATTTCCGGCCGGCGTAACCGAGCGCTAGATGCTCTCGCGGATCATAGCGCTTAGGCGGCGCGGCATGAGCTACAGAAAAATAGCCTCAGCCTTGGCGATCAGCCATGAGTGGGTACGGCATCTCCTGTACTCGCAGACCAACGCTTGTAGGCGATGCCACCTGCCGGGACCGCTAGTCAGCCGACGGCGAATCTGCACAGCCTGTTATCGAATACAGATGCACCGCAGGCCATCCAAGGAGCGCCGCCGCACTGGATATCGGCACTCCGCTTGGCGTCACCGCCGTGCGGCCGTGGTGAGAATGATCCGGGCTGGCAAGACATGCAGCGAGATAGCGGCAGCACTCGGCATACGCTACGGCAGCGCCTGGCAACTCTGTCGGCGGATTGGAGTCCATCCAAGATCACGACTCCGCCTCAGCCGAGCCGAACGAAAAAGGAGATCGCGATGGGCTCAGCGCCTAAGACCGCGCTAACCCCCGCGTTCCGCTCACTGCCTCAGCGAGCGGGATGGGAGGATTAGATAATGCTTCAACCAAAAACAGGCGTGAAGTGTTCATGCCGTCGCGGAATTGAACGCGATAACTGCCCGTCCTGTGAGGGAACCGGATGGGTGATTGATTTCGCCGCGATTCGGGCAAGAGTCAAAGCGGAGATGACAAGGCGCATCCAGCAATCACAGAGCGGGCGTCATCATGACCAAACCTAACCCTGCCATCGTACTCACCGTCCTAACCTGCCTGCGCTGCGGCCATTCGTGGACGCCGCGCAGCAACCCGGTGCGGACCTGCCCGAGTTGCCGCAGCCCGTACTGGAATACACCGAGGAGGATAAAGCAATGAAGAAGCAAACTGAAGAAGATATTAACCTTGAGCTCGCTGCGGCCGACGCCGCCGAAAAGTATCTGGTTACGTTGAAATCCGGCAGTGGATCAACGGCGCTTGGTATCTCATCATGAGCTAGCTCAATCGTGAGCCCCGCGCTGGCGGTGTCCAGCCTAACCCGCTCTATGAGCGGCCCCAATGGAGGAAAGAGAAATGAAGACAATCAGCGTATACCACAACGATCCGCGTTCGCGCGGCGACTATGACCCAGCCGCACGGCACTACTTCGCGCGTTGCCCGTCGCGTGGCGAGACGATAAAACACGGTCTCGGGCAGGTTGGCCCGCTTGTCCCTTTTGACGGCTGCTCTCACGAGTTCGAGCTCAACGACTCAGAATTCGCGGCCTGGCAAAACGGGCGCGACGCGAGAAGGCGAACGAATGAGTAGCCCCGCTGATAGACGAATGGCATAGCGATGCCCGCGATCTACATCACCATTGAGCGGGACCGCGAGTCCCGCTCCTCCGCCGAAGGCGCGCGGTTTCGCGTGAAACTACGCGTCCAGCCAGGCGGTCCAGTTCTGCTCGCGAGCGCCCGCCTCTGCCCGAGCGTATCAAAAGCCAAAGCCGAGATTGAATCGCTGCTCGGGGAACTGGACTGGCGCGAAGGCGTGGAAGATATCCGCGCTTCCGTGCTGCTGGAGTTCGACTAGATAGATAGCTCAATCGTGAGCCGGAGACATTGATGGCATCAGCAACCCGCGAAGCGCGGATCATTGACGCGGTACCATGCCCGCGCTGCAAGGCGGCCATCGGCGAGTACTGCCGCAATCCTGTGCCGCACCAAGCCGCCCGCGGCCCGCAGGATCGCAGAGCACAACCCACCCGCTGCCACACCGAGCGCAGGACGGCTTGGCAGAGATGGATAAATTTATGAACACCTGGAGGAAGCACCATGCCCAAAGTCGAAACCTACACAATTGCGGCGGGAACTGGCCGTCGGATACGCAAGGCTACCCGTGTCCGCTTTGACGACGGCACGCTAATCGAGTTTATGGAGAAGATGGGCAAGCGCAAGGCGATCCGCCAAGCTGAATACATGCGCGATAGCAGATCGCCGTACTGGGATATCGCAAGGAGGGTGAAGACATGAAAGCCCTGCATCGCGTCGTCACAGAACGACCATTGCGGTCATGCGCGGCTATGGCCAAAATCGAAACCGCGCAAAGATCATGTACACACTGTCCCACTTGCCGCCGTGCTGAGTTGGCATGGAAACCTGGCAGTAGATTGCGCTAATAGCTCAATCGTGAGCCACGCGCTGGCGGTGTCCAGCCTAACCCGCTCCATGAGCGGCCCCAATGGAGGAAATATGAAAACCGCGAAAATGACCGGAGGTGGAAGAGTTGGTGAGACAAAAACTAGAGGAGGCCCGGAAATGAACGCACCTAAACTCAGCAAGTGTACCTGCCATGGCGACGGCCCAGATGTACTTTACTACTGCGCCCTGCACGGGCAAGCCCCAGCGCTGGCCGAGGCACTGGCCGAAGCGCTGAATGCGCTGCTGGATTACGTGCCGACTCTTGAGGCTAAGGGAGCCTCCTTAGCATACGGCCATTCTGTAATAGCCCACGCCCGCGCCGCTTTGCTGGCCGCAGGCTACACTGGAGGAACCAAATGAGTAACCCTATGAACAACACGCTGATTCCAAGATTTACTCAAGGCCAAAAGGTCAAGGCGATTGGGTTCATGGACTGCTTCGGCAACGCTATCCCCGAACAACCCGACTTGATAATCGAATCGGTCAAACTCGTGGAGTGCTCCACCATTCCGAGCTATTACCGCGTTACCGCTCGGGGTCGAGATCTTTATTGTCTCGAGGCTGCCGAATGTTTCTTCGTCGAGGCCCAATGACGAACATAAGCACAGAAAGGAAAAGCACAATGGACCCGCTAACCGACCGCGAAACCGCCGAAACCTACAAGCGAGTTAATGAAATTGTCCGTGAGGAGATGGAAGAAGCCGTCAAACGGCAAAAGCTCCGAGACGCTGCCCCTGCGCTGGCCGAGGCACTGGCCGAAGCGCTGAATGCGCTGCTGGATTACGTGCCGACTCTTGAGGCTAAGGGAGCCTCCTTAGCATACGGCCATTCTGTAATAGCCCACGCCCGCGCTGCTTTGCTGGCCGCCGGATACAGCGATGGCAAAGCTGACGGCAGAATCTGACGGCAGAACCCAGGCAAATACCGTATAAACTTGGTAAGCCTGGGACTCCAAGTCATTGTAAACTATAGATACTAGGCCAGCTATTCCTTGATTCGTAATCAGGGGGTTATGGGTTCAAGTCCCGTCATCGGCTCCATGATTTCAATCACTTGCGGGCTTTGGCCGCAACCCTGACGGCAGGCTTGACGGCAGGTAGTTTCAGAATTCGGTGCATTTCAGCCATCGCCTCCTGCTGGATCGCCGGAAACACATGCGCGTAAGCGTCCATCGTTACCCGAATGCTCGAATGCCCCAATATTTCCATGATCGTCCGCGCACTGACGCCTTGGTTCAGCAGCAACGTGGCACAGGAATGCCGCAAGCTGTGGAAGCTTCGCCGGGGCAATTTCGCAGCTTTCAGCGCCTGGTGAAATTCAGCTAGCGCGTTCCTAGGATCAATCGGAGTCCCAATGGGAGTGCAGAACATCAGGCCGCTCTCTTCCCATCGCCCACGCGCCTGCAAACGCTCCCGCGCCCGCCTCTGGAGATGCCCCCGCAGAACTTCGACCACAAACTTAGGCAGAGGAATGCGCCGTCGGCTGCGGTCCGTCTTCACTTCGCTCAGTTCCAACCGGCTCGGCTCGTCTCCGATTTGTACCCGCTGCAATGATCGCCGCACAGTCACTACCCTAGCCTCCAGGTCTACGTCTTGGAGTCCCAACCCCAATGCTTCGCCCTTGCGCAACCCCAAGGCCAGAGTCACCGAGAACAGCGCTTCCAGCCGATGCCCCCGGATGGCCTCGAGAAATCGCCGCGCTTCTTCCGCAGTGAAGGGGTGAATATCGGCGCTCTCCCGTTTCGGCGGATCAGCCAACGCCGCCGCGTTCCTCTGGATCAACTCCCAGGCCATGGCCGTATTCAGAGCCGCCCTGAGAATGGCGCGGAGATACTCTACGGTCCGGGCCGAGTATCCGGCTTTGGTCTTGGCTTGCAAGAATCCCTGCACGTCATACGGGGAGAGCTTGGTCAGCGCCTTCTTGCCGATCCCAGGAATCAAATGTCCCTCGATCAGTTCGCGGTAGCTTTGCGCTGTTTTTGCACGCAAGTTGGTCCGGCCCGCCAGCCATTGACTTAGGAATGCCCCGACGGTTTGGCGCTCATCGGAGGCCGGCAGCCCCTGGTCCCGCTCCCGGAGCGCCTTAGTCAGCTTGCGGTGTACTTCGGTGCGTGTGGCGCCGTACAGGTTCTTGCGTGTGGGGTTGCCGATGGTGTTGTAGCCGGTGGTAAACGCCGCCTGCCAGCGGCCATCCGAGCGGCGCTGGTAAATCGTCCCTTCACCGCGGCCGCGCATTCTTGCGATCAATCAATTCGATAGCCTCTTCCGTCCTGGCCTTCAGATACAACTGCTCCGCGTATTCAAGCGAGCTCAGCGTGTTCAGCGTGGCGTCCGGCGACTTCTCCCACTTCGCCCCGATCTTGGCCATGCGGTCTTCGTATTTCCGCCAACCCGGATACATTTTGTCCATGGCCGCGAAAGCGGTCTTGGTTTCCATCTCCGCGATGGCCCGCTGAACGATATTGCGGACAATCTCCAGTTGCCCTTCGCTGAATCCAGCCGCCGCGAAAGTCTGCCGTTGCCGGTCCAGCGCCACTTGCTGTTGTAAGCGGGAAATCTCGAGTTGCAATGCTTCCCGCTGCAAGCGGATTAATTCCGTCTCTTCCTGCATCAGGCGTAAGCGCGTCCCGGACTCGAAAGCCCGGATAAAGTTCCGCGCAAAATCCTGCCCGCACAACGGAGCGCCCATCATGATCACCACTGCTAGAAATCGCATTGCTATTCTCCCTTCTCCA